GGCGTTTAGCCTCCCTATATTCAAGATCCACCCCGTTCTTTTAGAACTTTTAGGATCTAGGTCACTAAGTGATGACGTCCAACTTTGGTGGGAAACCGATAAGTTTCCCACCGGAGAGACCAACGCACTTAAGATACCTGAACTACAATCTCAACATAAGTTAATCTTATGAATTTGAGCCTTGAATTCCACAACTTCCTCGTTATCATCCGAATAGTCATCTGACTACTCAATTAATGATAAACGCTGATATAGAGAAAGAAGCAATAGAAGCAGCAATAGCTGTTCCTATTCTTGTTCCTTGTAATCAATTAGGTAACAAAAGTTGTACTCCTTCAGTAGTTCTTCCAACTAATCAATCATAACATGATGAAATATGGTTTATAAAGAATAAACATATATCATGAAAGTTGATTACTGGAATGAACCCTACCACGTAATTTACACCAATGTTAAATCAAACTAAAAGATAGTTTTGATAAAACATGATAGTAAATTGTGGTATAGTAAAGAAGAAGCAATTAAAGATTTCTTTATAGAATTCTAAATGATTTAGATCTATGAAAAGACCTTTAAAGTCTCCAATTAAGATATGTGTTCATATAAATGAAAACAAATCGAAAAGAGGAGATACAACTGCTACTAATAGGAAGGCTGGAACTATATATAATAAGTCAAATACAGAGTCTAAGTTAGACATCAACATGCTTATATCATGAATATGATTTAAACATACGATACTAATTCAGGCTGCTGACATTGACATTATATATATAAGGAACGAATAAGCTTGGGAACTTGGTTGAATTATATCAAAACCAGTTAAGGTATGATAAAAACCAACCCCAAAGACAGCTAAACCTAGTGTAGATACTAGAGTAAATGAGATTAGTCTTATAAAGGCTATTCCCAAGAATCTAAATCTAGCTACGTTATGTCTTCTTAATCCTAACTGGATCAAGGACATCTGTCTTAAAGTCCCAGCTATTCTTCTCAATAAGAAATTCATTGAATTAAATATTGTTGAAATTTGTTTTTGATAATACTTTAATTCAGTAATTTCAAAACCTTAGAGTAGATTTGTTTTCAAAAGGTAAAACTTTTGATACAACTTCTGCTCTTTTAGGTTTTAAGATTAATTGAATTGAGACTGAATCGTATTCATGTTCCAATTGTATCATAGACGATACAATTTTCATGAATACGTTTCTGTGGTTATCTCACAATCTGTCATCCATTAAAGGAGGTATAAGGTAATTTGGTGAAGTTATAGTATTATGAAGATAAGTCAACATGAAAATATAAGAAGAAACTCTTTGTTTAAAAGAGATTAAATCTTGTAATTTTCTATTGGCTTCGGCCTCATATACTGAATACACAACTCCAGTTGCAAAAGCAGGTGATAAAGGATTATCTTTAAAGATATCCGTCATCATGTTTCACATTGGAGAGGAATTTAGAGATTTCTCTAAAATCCATTGATGTATGCTTGATTGATCTAAATCGATTCTTCTTTTTAAATCAATCAAATAATTCATTATTACCTTAACCATATATCTTCTTTGGACTCTCAATGCTAAGTAGTCTTCTTTTCCTCACAACATTTGTTGGAAGACTAGAAGATTACTCATTTGAAGAGCATTAGAGGGTAATGCTAAAACCATTCTTAAAATTTTCATTTTAAGATTGTTTTTAGTAATTACAACAGATGGACCATACCCTAGGAATTTGATTAAGCTATTAGGACTTAATGAGTATTTTCTCATTATCTCTAAAGCACCACTCATATTTCTATGAGCTGCTTGAGCTTCTTTAAAAGGAGCAGGACTTACGTCCTCACCTTTAAAGATAGTTCTTTTAGCAAATTCTAATCCTAGACCACTAGGTGAAATTACGGATTTTGCAATCCCTAATTCAACACCTAATAGGGCCATAATACTTTGGTATTTTTGTGAAACTTTAAGATCTCAAATAACGATGTCATCTCCCAAGATTGCATAATCTTGGAACAATGACGATCTTGAGTACCCCACTTCTCAAGCACAGTGCTGCACTATAAAGTGATGAGTTAAAGCTAACATAGCTCAACTAGACAGAGCCCCCATTGGTTGCCCAACAATATATGTAACTCCTTTTTCTAGTAAGGTTTTCATTGTAGGACTACATTTTTTAATGTAATCTTTATTAATTAATAATCTTGCTAAAAGAGAAGTTATACTGTAGGTTCTTCCTACTAATAAGTTAGATCAATGATAAGCAAATGCTTTACCAAAGATTCTACTTAGTAATAGTTGTTGCAACCAAATAGGTAATCTGTCAGTAGCCGCAGATAGATCTAATGAATCAATTGGACATTTTCCAAATGGAACCCACTTTAAGGGTTTCAATTGGTTAAAAGTTCCATCCATTTGATGTTTCGATAAAATCGAAAATATCAAATCATGTAAACTTTTAAGTACCCATTGAGTTCAACAGTCTACCATAGCGAATACTCTCACTTTCCCAGCAGGCTCATCTTTTATTGCAAGTTTTCCGATAAATTTATTTAAATCTAATTCGGAATCTTGAAATAAAGATGTGCTTAGCACTTCCGATCTCCTCATTAAAGATTCTATTTTCGAGTTAACTCTGGAATAAAGAGTTCTCAGAGAACTCGATTTTGTAAAATCGATAATGTAAAGTAAGGACCCTAGTACATCAGGATAATGATATTTCATCACAAATAAAGATCTAATTAGAACTTTAAATTGTGTCGAATATTCATCTTTTCCTCTTGTATTAGGACTTGCTGTAAGGATCGGAAATGGTCTAGTAGGTTTAAGAATTAAGTCCCCTAAACAGAATAATCTGATGAAGGGATCCAATGAGGGAAGAAAATTCAATAACTGACCTTTCGAGGGGTCAGTTATAGTTTTCAATTTCAAAGGACCTTTGTAGCTTATGTTTCTATATAAGCTAAAAAGAGTTAATCAAAATCTAATAGATCAAGCATGCCCGCCTTTAATTAATCCCCTATATCTAGGGGGTATAACTCTTGGTATTCCGCTGTGAGTTCTAGATATTCTCATACCTAAAAGTCCACAGTCGGATAATGCATGACCAGCTATCACTTGTTGAAGAATAATGGATGCTACTTTAAGGTATTTTACTACCCCTGGTAGACCATTATCTCTCTTCAAGTGATTCAGTTTTATCAAAAACTGTTTTATAGTTCAGGCTCTTAATCTTGTCGGTCTCCCACCAATTAAATATACTTGTCTTAACAAGTGTAGAATAATTGGTTTACCTCCATTTCTGAAGGTAGACACATTGAAGTCGACATTGCCCATTTGACTTTTTGAAATTTTAAAGAAATTTAAACTTTTCATTAGTTAAATGCGGAGATACTTTATCTCTCGATAAGCAAACGATTTTCAAACTCGGTTTCCAATATCATAGATATTGGGCCGCAGTGTCCCTTGAATAAGGGCGGGAGTTACCCGGTTGGATTAGCTAGGTAGTAGAATTTCTTCTTCTCCTAGACGAGCCAAATTATAATTAATACTCGAATGTCCTAGAACACGGGATACCTCTCATTAATAGGTTTGGAGTTGAAAGCTTTTCAATTTCAACCTCTATTAACTGTAGGGTTTAACGGTCCAAAGCGATGCACGTAGTGCAGTCCTTTATCGGACACCCGATAATAATTCTAGCGACCTTGTTAAGATTGAAGGTTATATTCACCAACAACAATAGGTGAATTTAACGTATCTGGACAACCAGTGGAAGTCGTAGGCTAACATCTTGGATCTCCTTTCTAGGGGAGAGACAAGGTTGGATTACGATCAACCAGGTTGAGAAGATTAATTATCTCCTCACCCGAATCTTAACAAGAAACATATTTTACAATTATTTGAGTTTCATTCAATACCTCTGGTATTGGAGGATTTATAAGAAATCCACACAAAATTGAAAATGATTGGCAGAGATGCCACTCTTTGTCACTAAGAGCCCAGGGCCGCTAGAGAATATTATTTCATTATAATATTCATCGGCACCAGCTAGATGTTTCGTCCACAGACTACTCGATCTAACGAGTGTTGGTTTCATTCGGCAAAGGAGTTTCAGCGACTGCTGAATCCTTCACTCCGATAAGAAACCAAGGTTTATAGCACAACTGGAACCTCCATTCACGGCCGTCCCCGGCTCTGCGAGACGGGGAACGCTCGCATCCGCAAAGCGCCCTACATGCCGGCGATGGTGGCTCTTCGCTTCAACCCGACTCTTCGGGCCTTTGCCGAACGGCTGCTCGCAGCAGGAAAGCACA